GCTCAGCCCGGCAGCCACGGTCGACGAGAGCTACCTCGACGTGAACACCATGTACACGCTCTCGTACCTCCGGTTCTCGTACCGAGCACGAATGGCGGCGCGCTTCGAGCGGGCGATCCTGGCGCCGGACAACAACCGTGCCGGTGCCGGCCAGCCGGTCGTCACGCCGCGGTCTGCCCGGAACGAGATCATCGCTCTCTTCGACGAGTGGGAGAACGCGGCGTTGGTCACCGACGTCGATCAGTTCAAGGACGACCTCATCGTCGAGATCAACGCCGACGACCCGACGAGGTTGGACGTGCTCCTGCCGCCCAACCTCACGAACCCGCTCTTCATCCAGGCGGCGAAGCTCGAGTTCCGGCGGTAGAGGCATCGGAGCGGGGCTGGCCGCGCTGGCCAGCCCCGCGTGTTCGTCGTCATTCAGCCGTCGTCGGGAGCTTCCCGGCTGACGGGCAAGGAGATCGGGAATGGCACAGGAGCCGAAGGTTGGTGCCGGCAAGATCCGCGTGAACGGCCAGCAGCTGCGCGTGGCGGACGAGATCCGGTTCATGCCGTCCGACGAGAAGCGCGAGCCGCTCATGGGCATCGACGGCAACCTGGCACAGCAGGTGACCTACCAGCCCGTCTGGATCGAGGCACAGCTGCGCTACACGCGCGACGTGAAGTGGAACGACGTGTTCAAGGCGGAGAACGCGACCGTCACGCTCGAGCTCGTCGACGGCAGCTCGTGGGAGATGGCCGAGGCCTTCTACGCGGGCGACTCCGAAGTGGAAGTGAAGGACGGCAAGGTCGCCGCGCGCTGGGTGGCCCGCAAGTTGAGCCAGGTGATCTGACAGATGGCGCGGCGCCGACCTCGGCGCCGCGCGCGTCGAGCAAAGGGACGAAGGAAAATGTCGAGCGAGCAGAACCCCACGTGGGTGTCCGAGAACCGCGATCATCGAGTGGTCCGGCTCCAAAAGCCGGTGCGACAGGATGGCAACAACATCGAAGAGATCCGACTGCGCGAGCCGATCGTGCGCGACTTCGAGGACTGCCCGATGGAGTTCTACGACCGGCCGGCGCAGTTCATCAGTCACGTGCTCGCGAAGTGCTCCGGCTTTTCGCCCAACACGATTCGGCAGCTCACTCTCACTGACTTCAACGCGTGCGGGGTGGCTCTGACCGAGATGGGTTTTTCGTTGGAAGCTGCCTATGGATTCCTCAGACAGCAGCTGCCCTCTTCCCTCGCGAGTGGCCTGACTGGCTCGGAGCAGTCGCCTACCGATTCCACTTCGGAGAGCAAGAACTCTGGCTGATGCCCGTGCGCCGCTTCCACTTCTGGTGCGAGAGACATTGGAGGATTCATGAGTGGGAGAGTAAGGCCGCTGGACCTAGTCCTTCGGGGCGTTAATCGGATCAGCGGCCCGATTCGCCAGGTCAACAAGGACATCGAGTCCATGCTCAAGCCGATCCGCCGCGTGCAGAACGCGGCGGGTCAGCTCGGCAAGGAACTCGGCCTCCCGAAAATCGGCGGAGCATTCAAGCGCGTCGGGCAGGAGGTGCAGGGGCTCGGGCGCACTCTGCTCTTCGGCAGCGTCGGAGCCGCGGCGATGGCCGCGGGCCTCGGCCGGTTCATCGACCACGCCGACGACATCGGAGCACTCGCCAAGCAGTACAACGTAACGACCGACGCGCTGCAGGAGATGCGGTACGCCGGCCAGCTCCTCGACGTCGACCAGGAGAAGGTCGACCAGGGCCTGAAAACGTTCACCAAGAGCGTGGCCGACATGGCGCGCGGCAGCGGCCGGGCCAAGTTTGCCTTCGAGAAGCTCGGCATCTCCGTCACGAAGAACGGCAGGATCCGGCCACAGATCGAGCTGATGGACGAGTTCGCGGACAAGCTCGCGAAAGTGAAGGATCCAGCGCTCCAGGCACGCTACGCGCTGGCGGCCTTCGGCAGTACCGACTTCGTCGGGCTGCTGCGCGGTGGCAGCGCCGAGCTGCAGCGGTTCCGCGCCGAGGCACATGCACTCGGCTACGTGCTCGATCAGGAGACAATCGAGAACGCCGGGAAGGCCGACGACGAGCTTCGCCGCCTGAAGGTGAGCGTGCAGGGCCTCGGCTACGGCATCGCGTCTGAGCTGCTGCCCGAGATCCAGACCATCGCGAAAGAGATGCGGGAGTGGCTGCAGAACCCGGACAACCGCGAGATGCTCCAGAAGCAGCTCGTGCCAGCAGTGAAGAACCTCGCAACGGGGCTCGGCGCGCTGTCTCTCTTCATGCTCAAGCTGATGTCCACGACGACGGGCACGATCGCGGTCTTCGGCGGTTTCGCGGCAGTGCTCTTCGGCCCCGCGGCGCTCGCCGTGGGCAAGCTCGGCTTCGCGTTCGGCGGGCTCGCGTACAAGCTGCTCAAGATACCGATCGGGCTGAACTCGGTGATGGACGTGATGAAAGGCCTCGCCAAGCAGGTGATCCCTCTGCTCGCGAGCGCGTTCCGGATGCTCGGCTTCGCGATCGCGGCCAACCCGATCGGTGCCACGATCGTCGGGCTCACGGCGCTCGCCGCGCTGGGCGTCTACCTCTACAAGACCTACAAGCCCTTCCGGGACCTCGTCGACGGCCTCTGGGCGAACATCAAGAAGGGCGGCTGGGTGTCCTTCCTCGGGCCGCTCGGCGCGCTCGGCAGGTGGCTGTACACGACGTGGAAGCCCTTCGCGAACCTCGTCGACGGCGTGATCGAGAGAGCGAGGCAGGCCGGCGGCGTCGTCGCGCGCTGGGTCGGGCTGGGCGGCGAGAAGGCCCAGGATCAGCCCGCGTCGGGGAAGGCCACGGCCCTACCGATCACCGCTCGAGCGCAGCCGCGGGATGCCGTCGGGCCGCCGGTGCGCGTCGGCGGGCAAATCGGCATCAGCGTGGGCGTCGAGCAGGGTGCGACGGCGCGCGTGCGGAACGTCGAGTCCGAGTCGCGGCAGGTGCCCCTGAGTACCGGTGCCGTGATGGCCTACTAGCAGAGGAGGCAGCGCCATGGGGCTCCGCGGTCAGACTCGATCGGGCAGCTTCCGGGGCAAGGTGTTCGGCATCGTCACCGCGGACACCGACGGGCTCGCCCGGCGAACGGAGCTGCACGAGTTCCCCGGCCGCGACGAGCCCTACGCTGAGGACTTCGGGAAGCAGGCGAAGACGTACACTTTCGACGCGTTCGTGACGTGGGCAGACCGCGCCGAGCTCGTCGAGAAGTGCGGTCAGCCGGGGCCGGGGGCGCTGATCCATCCGTTCTGGGGCGAGCGCACCGTGGTCTGCACGCAGTGCGTCGCCCGAGAGGCCACGACGCACGCGGGCCTGTGCTTCTTGAACCTCACGTTCGTCGAGGCCGGCAAGAACCAGTTCCCGAATGCCACGCCGAACACCGAGCGCCGCGTCGAGCTGGCCGGCCAGCGCGCGCGCGACGTCGTCGGAGAGCGCTTCGTCGCCCGCTTCCCGACCGGCGCGCCGCAGTGGGTCACGGATGCCTCGGGCACGCGCGTGAGCGAAATCTCGACCGCGCTCGAGCGTGCCCGCAGCCTGATTCCGGCGAGTGGGGATCTGGCGGGCTTCAACGAGGTGATGCGGGCCTTCCAGGATCCGGCGAGCCTGATCGCCTCGCCGTCGGTGCTGGGCTCTACGCTGTCGTCGGCACTGCAGAAGCTGGCGGGCCTGTCGACGGATCCGCTCTCGACCCTGCGCACGCTGCGAGGGTTCGTGCTCGACGTGCAGGCCACGTTCCTTCAGCTCGGCGCCACGGCCGGCACGTCGCGCGAGCTGCAGCAACAGCAGCAGGATGCGCTGCTCCGCCTGTCGTCGGGATCGGCCGTGATCGAGGGCGCGGTGGCGAGCCGCAACGCGCCGCTGACGAGCTACAACGAGGCCTCGGCGCTGCGCGAGACCATGGTGGCGTTCTTCGACACCGAGCTGGACGCGGCCGGGGGCGAGGACGGAGACGACGAGGCCCTGCTGGCCCTCCAGGACCTGCGCATCGAGGTGCTCTCGGATCTGCGGGCGCGCGGCGCGGCACTAGCCACCGTTCGCACGGTGGTGCTCGGCGTGACGACGCCGGCGGTGCTCCTGGCCTACCAGCTCTACGAGGATCCCGACCGCGGAGACGAGATCGCTGCCCGCAACCGGGTACGGCATCCGATGTTCCTGCCGGCCGGCGTGACGCTCGAGGTGCTCAGTGCCTGAGCAGGTGAAACTGCTCATCGACGGCGACGAGTACGCCGGCTGGAAAACGGCCCGTGTGACGCGGTCGATGGAAGCGGGGTCGGGCAGCTTCGACCTCAGCGTCTCCGAGCTAGGCGTCGCCGACTCGCGTCGGCGCAAGATCAGGACCGGCTCCGCCTGCGAAGTGAGGATCGGCCGCGACCGCGTGGTCTCCGGGCACGTGAACGAGGTCAGCATCAGCCTGACCGGCGACAGCCATTCCCTGACGTGCCGCGGCCGCGATGCCGTCGGCGATCTCATCGACTGCGCCCCGGACCTTCGAGACCCGACCTTCACCGGCCCGCTCCCGCTCGGTGTGATGCGCGGGGAATGGCGAGACATCAGCCTGCTGGACCTGGCCCGCGTCCTGGCCGAGCCGTTCGGCGTCACGGTGACGGCCGCGGGCTCGGTCAGTGGCACCGTCGCGAAGCTCTTTCCCAAGGTGGCGCTGGCGCCCGGGCAGCGCGTGTTCGAGCTGCTCGAGGAGAAGTGCCGGTTCCGGCAGGTCCTGCCGATCTCCGACGGCCTCGGCGGCCTGCTGCTGACGCAGGCCGGCGCCGCGAACGTGGGCATCCCCCTGGTCGAGGGGCAGAACGTGCTCAGGGCATCGGCCACGTACTCGGAGGCCGATCGCTTCTCGTACTACGTGGTGAAGGGCCAGAGCTTCGACCAGGGCGAGAGCGGAGAGGCCGCGGGCGAGGCCGCAGGCCTGGCCGAGGATCCGCGGGTCAAGCGCCACCGGCCGCTGCTCATCATGGCCGAGCAGGCTGTCGACACCGACGCCTGCCAGCAGCGGGCCTGCTGGGAGGCGATGACGCGCGCGGGGCGCGCCGTTCGATTCCAGGTCGACGTCATCGGTTGGCGGCAGCCGGGCGGTGGGGCGCTCTGGCCGGTGAACCGGCTCGTCACGTTCCGCAGCCCCACGCTCGGCGTCGATGCCGACTTCCTGATCACCGAGGTCGTCTACACGCTGCCGAGCGAGGTGACATCGCTCTCGCTGGCCCGTCGCGACGCGTTCGCGGAGGCGCCCGCGGTCGTGCCGCCCGACGACACCGAGGAGTCCGATGAGAGCGATTGAAGTGGTGCTCGGGCAGCTCAAGCGGCGCATTCTCTCGCTGATCGCGCGCAGCGTGGTCACGCTGGTGAACGACGCGCTGGCTGGGCAGCAGCTCCAGATCCGGCTGCTGGCCGGCGAGACGCGCGATGGTGTGGAGCGCATACAGAACTACGGCTTCAGCTCGGTGCCCATGGAAGGCGCCTACCCGGCCGTCGTCATCTGTGCCGCAGGCGATCGGGCGCAGGCGCTGGCCATCGTCGTCGACGACGTGCGGCACCGCCCGCGCGAGGGCATGCCCGGCGACGTCGTCGTGTACGACTGGCAGGGCAACAGCATCCGGCTCCGGCCGGGGGATCCGCCCGAGGAAGAGGAGGATCCGCCCCCGAATGCCCTGCTCGAGATCGTGGCCTCGAAGGACCTGACGATCAACGTCGCCGGGAACGCGACGCTCACCGTCACCGGGCAGCTCAATCTCGGCGGTGGGGGCGGCGCGAAGGTCGCGCGCGTGGGCGACTCCGTCGAGGTGTCCGGTGTGCCCGGCACGATCACGGGCGGCTCGAACAAGGTGAGGGCAGTGTCATGACGTCCCCACTCGACCTCGTGACCAGCGGCCTCGGGCAGGCCAGCGGCCTGTCGCTTGCGAGTGGCGGTCTCCTGGTGCTGCGCGAGTTCACGCCGTTCTCTCGGGCCGGCACCGTGACCGTGCCGAAGGTGGACGTGCGACTCGTCTACGACCGCACGCAGCTCGAGGGCGATGTGCTGCTCGAGGCCGGCGACCTGGTCGACGAGTCCAGCCTGGAGAGTGCGCTGCTCCTGAGCCTCTTCACCGATGCCCGGGCCACCGTCGAGGAGCTCGAGCGCTACGGCGGTGAGAATCCACGGGGCTGGTGGGGCGACGCCGATGCCGTCGTGCCCGGCGACATCTTCGGCAGCAAGCTGTGGCTGCTCGAACGGGAGGTGGACACGCGGGAAACTCTGGCCCGAGCACGCGAGTACGCCGAGCAGGCCGTGGCCTGGATCGTTGCCGACGGCCTGGCCGATTCCGTGCCGGTGCTCGCCGAGTACCCACGCCGAAACATGCTCGCGCTGCAGGTGTCACCCATGCGAACGCGCACTCCCGGACGGGAGCGCTTCGCCTTTGTCTGGGAGCAGTAAGCCATGCCCCTCGTGAGGCCGACTCGTCAGCAGCTTCTGGAGTCCGCGAGAACCGAGATCGAGGCTCGTCTGCCGGGAGCGGACGCGCGGCTTCGCCGCTCGCTCCTCGACGTGTATGCCCGCTGCCTGTCGGCGCTGGTGCACTCGCTCTACGGCTACCTGGAGTACCACATCCGACAGCCCTTCCCGCAGCTAGCCGACTCGGAGTGGCTCAGACGCCACGCCGAGCTGTACGGCGTCGCCGAGCTGCCGCCCGAATTCAGCCGCGGCAACGTGACGATCACCGGCACGAGCGGGACCATCGTGCTCCAGGACACGAGCCTGCGCCGGCTCGACGGCCGCGAGTACATCACGTCCGCGCAGGTCGAGATCGCGGCCGGAACGGCGGTGGTACCCGTGATCGCGGTCGTGGCCGGGGCCGACGGCAACGCGGCCGAGGGCGTGGCCTTGCGCTTCACGTCGTCGCAGGCCGGCGTGAACACCGCCGCGACGATCGCGGCCGGCGGCCTCGCGGGCGGCACGGATCCCGAGACCGAGGAGTCGCTGCGTTCGCGCATCCTCTCGCGCATCCAGCGCCCGCCTGCAGGCGGCACGATCTCGGACTACCAGCGGCAGGCCAAGCTCTACCCGGACACCACCGACGTGTTCGTGCATCCGCAGCAATTCGGGGCCGGCACCGTCGGCCTGGCACCGATGTTCTACAACCGCGTGGATCCGATCCCGACGGGCGGCGACGTGTCGGCGATCCAAGCACTCGTCACGGACCCGGACTTCAAGCCGGTCTGCGCCACGATCACGACGTACGCCGTGACGGCGCAGGCGCAGAACTTCACGCTCCACATCGTGCCCGACAACGCGGCCGTGCGCGCGGCCGTGGCCGCCGAGCTGCGCGATCTCTTTCGGCGCGAGGCCACGCCGGGCGGCGTGCTTTTGATCTCGCACATCCGCGAGGCGATCGCCTCGGCGGCCGGAGAGACCGACCACACGCTGACGACGCCGAACGCCAACATCGACCTCGCGGCAGATCTCACGAAGATCTCGACCGTCGGGTCGTTCACCTGGACGTGACCCAATGAGCCTTGATCCGGAGCTCGCTGGCTTCTACCGCGACCAGTTCGTTGCCTTGCTGCCGCCGGGCCGCATCTGGCCGCAACGGCAGGACTCGGCCTATCAGCAGCTGCTCCTCGCCCTGGCCGACTCGCTGGCCGTCGCGCACGCCGCGATCCTGCACGCGTACTGGTTCGAGATGTTCCCGGGCACCACGTTCGAGCTGATCGGCGAATGGGAGACGATGCTCGGCCTCCCTGACCCGTGCGCGCCCCCGGCGCAGACGATTCAGGAGCGCCGTGCCCGCATCATCGAGCGGCTCACGGTGCAGCCGCGCGCCACGCTCGAGTATCTGAAAGCACTCGCCGTTGCCCTCGGCTACATCGGCGTCGAGATGACCGAGACCGGGCCGTACGAGATCACGGTCTTGGTGCCGCATCCGCGCGTGACGTACTTCCAGACCGGCTCGTCGGTGTGCGGCGACCTCCTCGGTAAGATCGACCGCGCCGACGACCTCGAATGTCTGCTCCGTGAGCAGAAGCCGGCGCACATCGAGATCGTCTTCAACTACTCAGGAGTGTGACCTCATGGACTACGAAAGCCCACTGGGTGGAGTCGACGCAAGCTCGTACGTCGACGTCGATCCATCGACGGGCACAGAAGGCAGCCGCGTGCGCGCGCCCGCGATCGAGAATCACCTGCGCGAGCTGGTATACCTGATTGAGCAGGCAGGGCTCGTGCCCGATCGCGGCGATCTGACGCAGGTATACCAGGCGATTGCGGCGCTGATCTCAGGGTCAGTGCGGCCGCTTCTCACTGCCGACCTGGACCTCTACATTGCGACGACCGGCAGCGACGCAAATGATGGCCTAACCGTCGGTACACCATTTGCGACCTTCTCGAAGGCGTTCACGGAGATCATCAAGTACGACCTGGGACACAAGAACGTCGCGATCAATGCCGCCGATGGCACGTACGCACAGCAGATCATCGCGAACGAGGTCTTCCACGGTCGCGGCACGGTCTCGATCGTCGGCAATAGCGGATCCCCACAGAACGTGGTGATCGTTCCTGCAAGTGGCAACGCGATCAGCTGCGTGCGAACGCGACTCGCGGTAACGGACGTAGAGATCCGGGCACCGGGCGCGGGCTCAGTCGGCGTGTTCTGCCAGGTCGGGGAGCTGTCGCTCTCGAACGTGCGCTTCGGCGCGTGCGCCGTGGCGCACATTCAGGCCGACACTCTCGGCGTCATCAACGCCGGAAACTACGCGATCGTCGGAGCGTCAGGGTCGCACCTGCGTGCCGCAGCGATGGGGCTCATCGGGCTTCAGTCGGGCGTGATCACAGTGAGCGGCACGCCGGCCTTCTCGGCCGCGTTCGCTACGGCCCTCGACCTTGGCCTCATCGAAGCGAACCCGGGCTCGTCATTCTCCGGCGCCGCGACCGGTCAGACGTACAACGCGCGCACCAACGCGGTCATCAACACGAATGCGGGCGGGCCGAACTTCTTCCCAGGGAACGTCTCGGGCGCCGTGTTCACAGGAGGGCAGTACACATGACCACAATCCGGATCGCCTTCACGGCGATCGCTCTCGGAGCGCTCATGGTGGGCGCCTGTTCGGTGCGAGCCGATGATGCGCTTCCAGGCAAGCCGTACCGCGTCTGCGCCGACTTTCCGTCAGCCAACCCCAGCGCCGTCGTCGTCGACATCCAGACCGTTGGCGGTGCGCAGCTCGCGAACAACGTCGCGGCAACGCGCGGTACGCTCGACAGCGCGAACGCGAGCTACTGGTGCCTCGACCTGGACACGGTGACCGGCTTCGCGGCGAGCTGTGACCTCGTCTCCTACGCGGTGCGGTTCGTGCCCGACGCTGCAGACTGTGCGGCGGGCAGCTCGCCGCACCTCTGCGCTACGGCGATCGTGACGAGCGGTGGACCGGCTTGCTGGGGCTTCGGCACCGAGCCGACGGTCGTGTACACGGCGACCCCGATCCCGTCGAGAGGGATCACGCAGAGCGTTATCAACCGCGGCAACCCGTCGTACCTCAAGCACGAGATCAAACTCGACAGCGGAGGCGCAGCGGTCTTCACCTTCTATCAAGTCTTCTACTACGACGCGAGCGGCCGCGTGGAGCGCACCGAACGCTCGCTGACGGTGCCCGTGCCATGAGGAGTTCGAGCATGCGATCGCGAGTGCTAGCAGTCCTCGTCTTCATCGGCTCGCTGGTGTGGGTCGGCGACGTACGCACCGATCCGATGCCCAAGCCGGCTCAGGTATCACGCGCCAGCGTCGACGCGGGAACGCCGCTCAGGCTCGTCTACAACGCAGCCTCGACTGGTGTGCTGGCCGACCTGGCCGCGATCACCGCGAACAGGGTGTGTGTCGCCGACGCCAACGGACTCCCCACGGCAAGCTCGGTGACAAGCACGACGCTCGCCTTTCTCGACGCGACGAGCAGCGTCCAAACGCAGATCGACACGAAGCTCGCGAACACGGGCACGGCAAACCGCGTCGTGGTCACCGACGGCTCTGGCAACCGCGGTGACCTCGCTGCGCTGACTGCCAGCCGCGCCCTGGAAAGCAACGCAAGCGGCCTGCCGACGGCGAGTGCGGTTACCAGCACGACGCTGGCGTTCCTCGACGCAACGAGCTCGGTGCAGACGCAGCTCGACGCGAAGTTCAGTGCGGTGACCGATACGACGACGGTCGATCTCACTGCCGCCGCCGGCTCACTGAGTGCCGACGTACTGAGGGCGGCGCTTTTCCCGAAGACGGTCGGGAAAAACCCCGCCGGCAACCAGGCGATCACCGCGTCGACCGAAACAGACGTCACTGGCCTGACTGCGCTGAACCTGCCCGTCTTGACCACGGTGAACACGCGAACGTATCGCGTCGGTGGCGTCATCAAGGTTGCGAACGGCGGTGCGTCGGCAGGACGGTTCGACGCGCGGTTTTACAACGGAGCGAACGGTACGAAGGCCGACACGATGATCGATCAGACGTTCACCTACATCGGTGCCGGAAGCAGCGCCTCGATTCCGGTGGGACCGTTCGAGTTCACACCGGGCAACTCTGCGCACACGAAGTTCGGAGTTGCAGTGCTATTCCCGCAGAATGGAAACGTACTCGGGGCCACCACAACTCAGTCGCACATCCTCGTCGAGGAAGTGCCATGAGCCTGGCCCGCGGCACAGTCCCCATGGGTGCGATCCTGTGGGTGCTCGGGTTGGTGGCGTGGGTCATCGCCCTGTGGTGGCTGGTGCGGACACCACTGATGCCTCCGTTGCCCGTCGACGCGCAGCGATACGAGGACTGCACGCTGCAACCGTTTGCGGAAGGCTGCAGCGTCTGGCCCGACTAACGCGCGCAGGAAAGGAGGGGGAGTAATGCACGAACTATGGTGGCCTCAGAATGCGGCCGAGATGTCCCGCCACTGGCCGAAGGTTGGGGAGTGGACAGCCGAGGTTGAGAGCGGCTGGCCGGCGTGCGACGGCTCGAGTTGCTCTCTCGACAACATCGAAGGTATCCAAGTCGGCTGCACCGGCTCGGGCTACCTGCCGCAACTGCCCGCCAACCTGCACGACTACAACTACCGAGTGATCCGAAGGCTCGTGGCTCTGCGTATCATCACCGAGGCACAGCGCAAGGGCTTGCAGCGCGCGGCAGATCGGCGACACCTCGCCGATCTGCTCAAGAAGGTGCGCGTACTCGTCGGCTGGAGTGGATGGAAGGCTCGGCAGCGCGCGCGCACTCGATTCGTCTTCCTGCGCCTGCTCGGCCGTCGATGCACGCTCCCGCG